CCCCACAGCCGCACCAGCCGCCACGCCTCCTGCCGCTCCAGCCACAGTCCCTACCGCGCCGCCGATAGCACCGCCTTTGGCTTTTGATTTTTCCTTTCCCTTCAGGTCTTTGTTCGCGGAGATTTCTTTAAGTTCTCCAATCATCGCAGGAATGGCGGTCATCGCCGCCATGATTGCGGCAGCTCCTGAAGCCCCCGCAATCTGCTTCCCGTCCAATTTCATCGGCGAGCCTTTCTTGCCTCCATCGCCCAAAGCCGGTTGTTCCGTGTTCCCGGCAACGCCGAATCCGCCTTGCCCCATATTCGTGACGAACACGGGCATGGCGTCCGTGCCTGGCGTCATCGTCTGGTCAACCGTCAATTTTCCGCTTTTCAGGTTCTTGAAGCCGTTCAGAAGGTTCACGACCGTCCCGACTCCTTTCAACGCCATCACGCCGAGAATGCCTGCCGACAGCGCACCGAACACCGCCTTCAGCATGGCGGGATGTTCCGCCATGTTGTTCAACGCCTTTGTAAGGAGTTCAAGCGGTTTTTGCAGTCCTGAATTTGCGACCGCCATGAATGCCGTCTGCAGGTTTGTTATGTTGCTTTTTAAGGTCTGCGCATTCCGTGCGGCGGCTTCCGCCACGGCTCCGGTATAGTCGCCAAGTTCGAGAAGTCCCTCAAGTTTGTCACCGTAGGTGTTGAACGCCGCTATGCCGCGTGCGGACACCCCGCTGAAAATCTTTACAAAAACATCGTCGCTCTTTCCAAGTTCTTTGAGTTTGTTTCCAGCCTCCACAATCTGCGGCATGAGTTCCGTAAGGTCTCTAAACTGCCCGTTTTCGTCCCGCACGTTGAGGTTCATGTGGAGCGCATCCCCCAACGCCGAGAGTTTCGCCTGCTTTTCCGGATCGCTCAAGTCCTGCATCAGCGTCTCAAGGACGGTTACGGCGGCGGTCGGATCTTTCGTTCCCATAGTAAGAATCTGCATCGCGGCGTTTGCGTTCTGCAAGTCTTTGGTGCTAGTGCCTATTTTGCTGTATGCGGAAATGATGGCGGAGCCGTTTTTGGCGAATTCCGCCGCCGTGAACGCTCCTTGATTTCCCTGAACATACATTGCGTCGAGCAGGTTGGACGTCTCCTCAGCCTTGAACCCAAGTTTGTTGAACTCAGACATGAGTCCGCCCATGTCCGTGCCGCCGACTCCGAACGCCTGCATCGCCCGCCCCAAGTTTTCAAGATTGCCTTTCGCAAACTCAAGATCTCCGGTCTTGTCTTTTATCACGTCGACTGCGGCGACCATCTCATCGGGATTCATCTTGATGTCGGGTAGCATAGCCGCATCGAAAATCGACTTCTTGAAGTCCTTCATGTCCGCCGAGGACATTTTAGCCACCGTCCCGATTCGTGCTATCCTGTCCTCGAAATCAATCGTCTTGTTGATAGTGGCTGCCGCGCCCATCGACACGCCGATTGTCGCAAGTGTGCCGGTTATCCCGCTAAGCCCCTTGTCGACTTTCGACGACATGGAAAGAAAACCGTCGCCGAGCTTCTTGCTCTGCTTTGCGGCTTCCTGAATGCCGTGAGTAAACTTGTCTTTTAAATAAAGCGATATTCCCGCCGCTATGTTGCTCATTTTATTCCGTGGATCGTCTTAAACGTATCGACTGCAAGCGTATGCCATCTTTTAAGCTCTCTCCATGTAAAGTCCAGAACATTCTCAAAACTCATGCCCGGAGAGAGCATCACCAATTCCATTGCCATGCGCCGCAGGATTTCAAGCGCATCCTCTTCCGTTATTCCTGCGGCGCGTTCCGGGGGGTGTCATTAGCCATCGCCTTTTCAACCTCGTAGAACGTGTTGAACCGCTGACCCATGACCGCATCAGCGTGGACGAAATCTTCATAATCCATGTCCCGTATGATGATTTCAGGAACGCCGGTCATCGCGGACATCACTGCGACTTCATATTCGTATGAGCCGCGCTGGTATTTGTCGCCCGCTATCATGTGCCTGACTTTCGGTCGTCCGGTAAAAACGAGCTTATCGACCGTAACCTCGCCCCTAGTTACCGGATATTCAAGCTCAACTATCATGTCTTCCATTTCTCCACCCCCTTTACACAAGCCGCTGACTCTTTGCCGAGTTGTACGTTACTTTCAACTCGCCTTTGGAAAGTTCCACTGCTTCCGTCACCCATGCGCACGGCATCATGTGCTGACTGCCACCTGACAGAAAGATTGTCAGAGTGTCGTTTGAAACGTTTGCAAACGCCTGCGGGTCAAGAGCCGCGTTGAGCGTCAGCGACAATTCCGCAGCCGTCGGCGTTTCAACATAGCCGGTGTTTTCGTGCACTTCGCCGACCTGCGTCTCTCGCTTGAAACTGGACGGCTTAAACGTCGCCCCGCCTTCCTTCAACGGCAATTCTCCCAAACTCGTGGAAATTACCCTAGATACTTTCAATAACTGCATAGCTTTGCCCCCTTATTTGAACTGGTTCAATCCCGCTCCGACCAAGAACTGACCTATCAGCACCGGCTGATGTATATACTCAAGGCGTGTCTTGCTTCCGGCTTTGACTTCCACATGAATCGAGGACTTGTAGCCCTCGAAATCTTGACACCAGTTTTTCTGCCCGATAAAGACGGTCTGATACAAGTCCGCCAAAAAACTCCGCCAGATGCCCGGCGTCATAACTTTTGCGCCCGCTCCAAAGTTCTCGTCCGTGCTTGCAAGTTTCCAACTCTTAAACCGCTTCTTTGCTTCGGCATTGATGTAGGTACGCACCGCATCAACTGTTTCAACCACTTGAATGTCAAGATAGCTTGTGTCTCGCCCGCCGTCGGAATTCTCGGTGTAGCTGGTGACCAACCGCTCGATGAGGACTTCTCCCATCGGGTCAAGCCGCCATGTGGCAACGCCCGACTCAAGCAGTCTCTGCCGAGTGTCAAAGCCGTATTCTTTTTCCGGCACAAGCCCCTTGACCTTCACGTCGTAGGTGTTCGCGCTCGGATCGTCCGCCAAGATACGGCAGGCGGCAGCCGCAAAGCGGGAAGCCCATACGCACGGAAGTGCCGTATCCTCTCCCCTCGGAATGAGGCAGATATGCGGGCTGTTGATTCTTGCGGCTTGGTAAAGCATCGAACCCTCTTCGGTTGCGCTTCCGGTCTTTCCGGAAAGAGCGACGAACGCCCTGCCGCCTATCTGACGCATCGCCGAATACCGGCTTTCAAGTTCCTCAGCCAAAATCTTTAGGCTCGCCTCGTCGTCAAAGTCAAAAACGATGTAGTTCCACCGCTTCGCCCCGAGCCATTCGGGAAGGCGTGAAAGGTCTGCGATTCCGCTTCCCCTTGTCTCCGCCCCCGTTTCCACCGTAACGCCTGAAGCAAGGCTTTTGATTTCAACCGTGTTTTTGTTTCCGGCTGAGCCTTTATATATAGAAGAAAAGATGATTTTCTCGCTATCTCCGCTCGTTTCCGCCTGTACGGGTGAGTTTTCAAGCCCGTTGCAGGCGGCGACGACAGAGGAGGCGATTTGGCTTGCGCTCATCCCAGCCTTTACCGCCGCCTGCACGCTCCGCCCGTTTATCGCAAGCATGACGCTGCCGTCCGCAGGGCTTTCGGCTTTTATCGTGCATTCCTTTTTCCACGCAGCCCCCGCCTGTGGCTCGTCGACCGGAAGCACGAACAGCCTCTCGGTCTTGTTGGAATCCAAAAAAGACTCCGCCATGATTGCGGCGGGGCTTCCGTAGCCGAACGCCTCTTTTGCGGCGGACGCGCTTACGATGTTGACCGGAACGCCCGCCGGAGCCTTTCCGCTCCTTGCCTTCATGCCGATTGCAAGCACGGTCTTGATGTCGCCCTGCGCGCCGGCAAGACTGTTGTCGATTTCCTGATACTGCCCTGGAACGAGCAGGTTCGCAGGAATCTGAGTAAATGCGATTGCCATAATATTCTCCTATTATTCAAGGTTGACGCTGTCGCCAGCCTTTTGATTTCCGACTTTCAAAGTTGCCTCATATCCTTTGAACCAATCCAAGGCATCCGGCAGCGGAATAACGCCCTCATCGTTTACTGCCCGCGCCAAAATCCGCCAGCGCACCGCCCAGAGCGTCGCGTTAATTTTGTCGAGAGAACCTGTATACAAGCACTCGGCTCTTATCTTTTTCCCGCCGCCGAAGGATGCCGGATTGTCGATGTTTTTTATTGCACCGACCAAAGCTGACACCAAAGCGAGTGCGCCGTCATACAGTTTGTCGCGATTGTCAGCACGGTATAAAACCCAGCTGACAAACTCGATATAGCATTCGTCCGCCTCGTCCTCGTCGCTGATTTCCGCAAGCGAGGTAAGAATCGCAGGCGTTGACTGCATGAGCCGCCGCAGTTCCGATTCGTCAAAGTTTCCCGGATGCGCCGAAACAGTTATCCGCCTGTCGGCGGCGAACGCGGCTTTCAGCTGCTTCACCATGTCGTTCCTGATGTCAAGGTACGTTATTTTCATTTGATTCGCTCCTTGAGCCACCGCTTTGCAAGTTCGTTCAAATCCTCAATGTTGTCCGTACTCAATCCCAAGTACGGACGGGCGGGAATGTTTTTCGGCTTGTACCCCCATTGATGCACAGCCGCATATTCCCGGTCAGAGCCGACAAAGACGCTCCATTGCCCGTACTGTTTTACGTCAATCGACATCTGCAAGTATCCTTCCCGGTTCAAGAGTCTTGCGGAATCAGCCCTGCCGATGCGCTCCAGATATTTCCGGGTGGAGGCAGAAAAGTCCTGCCATTTCTTGCCGTCAGGGCTTTCCTGCGTCTCAAGGATTCTTGTCCTCGACTGCTCTACGATTTCGTTTCCGAGACTTTTCATAAGCCCTGTCCTGTCCGATGAGGAAAGAACGGAGCGGTTTAGGATTTTCGAAAGCTCCTTCAGTTCTCCGATGTCGACGCTTACGAACGAGCCGCTCATAGAATCCGTCCCTTTTTCCAGTAGCGAGGGTCTTTTTCATCATCCGCCCCGCCGCCCGAAACGATAGCCGCTTCCTGAAAGTCAGGACCCGACAAGCCGCCCTTGTATTCACGGTCGATTTTTTCAAGCAGTTTTATGCTGTCCGTGTACCACGCCCGCGCATCCTCGCTTGACGTCACCGCGTCCGTCAGGCGGTGAACGGCGATGTCTGCGCAGATACTTTTCAGCGCGGAGTCAAACTGAGCCGGAACCGCCTCGACAATATCTCCGTCTTTTAAAAGCCACGGCAATTGCGCAACGATGATGCCCGTTGCATCTTCAAGCGCAAGTGCTATGCGCTCGGTGTCAAGATTGCCGTCATCGGCAAGCGGCAGTGAATTTGCCGCCGCCCGCTTTTCAAGTTCCCGCGCGGTAAGAAGCGTCTTCATTCGACCGTCTTTCCGTCAAGCCACGGGTCGTTTTTGATGATTTCAAAAACCTCTTCCGTAACTTCATACTCCGCATCTACCGGAGTGAAGCGCAAGCCTGCACGGAAGTACGACGGCTTTCCGGTTTTACTCCGGCAGCGTATGCGGATTTTCTTTGCATCGGAAGAGCCGTCGTCGGAATCCGCTGGTGGGTTTTCGCCCCCCTTTTCCGGAGCGGTTTTTGCGTCCTGCGCCTCTTTCAACGCTTTTTGCGCCGCCTCAAGTTTTTCAGCGGCGTTCTTCTGCGAAAGCGTCAGCCCCTGCACTTTCTTTTTAAGAGAGCCGTCTTCGGGACTTGCCTCAAGCTCCTTTTTTGCGCTTTCGAGCTTTTCGCCTGCGGCTTGCAATGCGCCTTCCGCTTTCTTTACGTCTTCCGCAAGCTGTTCCGCTGTTTTTTCAGTCTTTTCCATTGCTTCCCCCTTACATCCAGCGGCAAGTGATGAGTTTTACACGGTTGTAGTTGATGTTCGACTCGCCGCCTGTAAGATTCTGCTTGAGCAGGATACCTTCCGCCGCCGCACGGTTGGTGCTGTCGACGACCAAGTGCGTCGCCCTCAAGCCCAAAGGCTCTCCGCCGTCACGCTTGAACGCTTCCATCATGCCGTAAGCCTTTTGGAAGTTGTCAGCCGTCAAATCTTCTTTTGATGCGACTGCCTGCTGCCAAAGACCGTAGCCCCAGTTTCCTCTGAATCGGATTCCGTACAGATATTGGTCTTTCATGAAAACCGTCTGATTGCTCGTGTCCTTTATCTCGTCGAATTCGGGCTTGAACCGTTCCTGCATGATGAACGGCTTCAAAGGGCGACTCAAATCGAGCAAGAACCACGGCGAGCCGCTTCCCGAACCGAGGATGTTAGATGTCGACGTGTTGCTTCCCGTACCGTCCGGCTTTTCGTAGACCGGATGGTCGGTGTCAAAGAAATTCTGCCCGTCGTAGCAGAGTGCTGAAAATCCGTTTTTCATAAGCGACGCGATTTCACGCCAAAAGAAGTCCACGACTTCCTGTCCCTCGCTTTGCGCAAGGGCGCGGTACTGACCGAGCGAATCGTCCTCGATGTCCGTCCGCTTGATTCCGAGCGTCGCCTCGTAGAGCTTGTTCTCGATTTCATAAGAAAACTCTTTCATGTCGTTTATGACGCGGTCGCCCACCCATTCCCGCATTTTCGGAAACGCTCCGAGCCATGCGTATGAGTTTGAACGTGTGCTGCTCGTTATGAGCGTCACAAGTTCCTTGTAGTCGTCGCGGTTGATTGCGGCGTTGAACGCCTGCTGATACTCCGAGCGCACCATTGTGCGCAATGCCTGCAATGTGCTGTCTTTGATTATCATATTGTCCTCCTCGTTATTGAGCCGTGCCGGTCTTGATTTTCAGCCATTCTTCGTGGGTGTAGCCCATAGCCTTGCAGAATGACTCGTCTTCCGCATTGAGTTCCGCCGCCGTTCCAGTTGCCGGAGGCTCGCCCGCCGCCGCAGAAGTTCCTGCAGGGATGAGTGCGGGAGTGCTTTCCATGATTTTTGAAAAGTTGGAAAGTCCCTCTTGCGTTGCACACATAGCAAGATATGCGTCCTTGCTTGCAGGGGCTATCTTGCGGTCTGCGACGGCTTTCTCGACTGCGGCGACCGCCTTCTCTTTAAGCTGTGCCGCGTTGAGTTCCGCAAGCTGCTTTTCAGCCTGCGCCGCACGCGCCTCCATCTGCGCCAAGTCCGCGCGGGGAGCGTAGGCGGTAAGGTCTACGTTTCTTGCGCTGTTGACCTGCGTTTTGAGCGCGTTGACGGCGGCTATCGCCTCGTTTTCCGTCGCGTCCTCTCGAAGTCCGAGAGCTTTGCACAATTCCTTGTCCATTTTTGTCTCCTTTGCAGGATTTCCCGCCTGCCCGGTTTGTGTACTGTTTAACGCCGGAAGATCGATGTTCGGCGTGTTCGTAAGCCCAGCCCGTAGGATTTTCACAATCTCTCCGGATGGATCGACTTCAAAAACGGGAGAGATGTAGCGGTATTCTTGACTTTCCAACGCCGCCTTCCCCCGTGCGGTCCATGAAACATCCGCCCAAATTGAGCCGTCTTCTTTTGCTTCAATATTGGTAAACCAGCCCATTGCGGGTGCGCTTTCGCCTTTTGACGCTTTTAAGTCTGTTGAGTGATTTTCATCGATAGGATGCTGAGGCAGATACTCATTCGACTTTTGCGCTATGACTTCGGCATTGTGCTTTGTCCAGCGTCTGCCGTCGCGACCGGCGACAAAGTCGCCTGCAGGCAGTAGGTTGAGTTTTGCAGGGATTTTCGTCCCCTCGAAGTTCAGGCATAAAAAAAGACTGTCAGTGTTCATGCTGACAGTCTAGTTTGTTTTTTTGACGAGTCTGATATAACCGGGATTAAAAAATGAACTCAAGCTGTGACTTTTTTGACAAAGCCTCGTGGTACAGCTTGTAGATCCAGCTGAAAGAACAGCCGTATTTACGGCAAAGGTCTCGCATGGTCTCGAGCCTGCCGTCATACGACGCCAGCACCTCCTGCGCTATCACGTCACGGAAGGCGTTCCGTTCAAGCGGAACGTACCACTGCGCGCCTCCGTACAATGCCGATATGATGTCGCATATCCTTTGCGCGTCGGCATCTCCGATTTCATCGGCGATTACCCCGTACATTTCGTCGAAGGCTTTTGAATTTTCCTGCCTTTGCGGAATGTATATAAGCTGCCCCGCCGTACCAGCAACTCAACGCCCGCAATGCCTTTAGGACCTGCGCCTTATCTATACCCCGATCGCTTACGTCCCTGAACATGTCAAGCATCAAGCCGTCCATTTTACCTCCCTCAAAAAAAATTGCCGCCCATACGTTTCCAATCCGGAATCCCGTCGGGATGGAACCCCGCCTTCACCATCATGGCGCGGAGCGCGCTGATTACGTCCTGCGCATCCTTCTCCGTCATGAAGCGTGGATGCGCCGCTCCCGTTATCCGCCTGATGAACGAATACAAGGCTCTGTCGGTCTTCTCTCGTGCGACCAGCTCCCACATCCCCTTGATGTACTCAAGTTGCACACGGCTTGCGCTCCCGACTTCCATGTCCTTGACCGGAAGTTTTTTGACCGTGAACCCCAGTTTTTTCATCGCCTTTAGAACCTGTTCAAGCTCGAAAAGCGTAAGTTCCGTGCAGCTTGATTTTCCCGACACACTTTCCAATATCGCCCGGTAGTCGGAGTCGCAAAGCCCCAACTGCGAGCGTGCTACATGGATGAGTGTAACAAGCCGTCCTTTGTTTGTTTTTTTCTGCATATCAACTCCTTGAGCCGCCCGAAAAAGCCCCCGCCATGGCGTCAGGCTGTACAGCCCACGCCCCGACAAAGGCAAAGGCGACTAATTTTCCGTCCCTGTCTTTGTTTTCGATTTTACGGGATACTTCGCCATGTACTGCTCCATCGAGAAAGTGGCAAAACTTTCAATACAGCCGAACTTTTTAGACTCAACATAGCCCGCAAGCTCCTCGTAATTCGTTACCGGAACAACAATGTTTTTCCGGTCGCTCGCAGGATTAAGCCGTTCTTGCGCTCCCTTTATCACTTCGCTTTTCACGAAAGTGGACACCCGCTCCAAGCCCGCTTCCTTTGCGAGAGCCGCAAGAACCCCGTGCTGCTCTTCCGTGACCGTTATCAATATCTTCCGTCCACCCATCTATTTCCCCCTTAAAGCGAATTGACAACGTCGGCGTCCACCACGTCCGCCCCAAGTTCCGAAGCCGCGTTCATGGCTCGGCGCGTCCAGTTGTTCACAAGGAGCGGATAGCCGACGCTGTAGATCACGTGATTGCGTGTCTGCTTCCGGAGTTTCGCCGCCAAAGCCTCGCATCCCTCGTCCGTGATGATTTTGGAGCGGTCTTTCCCCAGCCGTGAAAACTTGATGCCCAGATAATCAGCGATTTCTTTGCCCGTCCCGAGCGGTTTCAATTCCAAGATTTCGATTCGCCGGATGACTTCCCTCGCTTCCCAGTTCTGCGACTCGTCAAGCTTCGCTTTCATCTCGATTTGCCCGATAAGCACAATAGCGAGCAGTTTTTTGAACCCGTCCTCAAGCTCCCAAAAACGTTTCAGGTATTTGAGCGTCCAGATGTTGAGGTCATGCGCCTCTTCTATCATCAGCACATGGCTGTAACCGGCTCGGCTTGAGTTGGTCAAAATCCTTTCGACCTGCCGGCTTTTCGCTTCAAGCGTGCGGCGAGGCTTTTCAGCCGAGCAGTCTTGGATTATTGCGTCGCATATCGCGCTTGTAGTAAGCCGCGCCTTGTCTATCGAGCGCGGCGCGATAATCTTTATCTTCTGTCCCTCCGCCTGAATCCTGTCCATAGCGTAGCGGCGGATTGTCGTCTTTCCGCTTCCGGACTCCCCCAGCAGGGCGACCATTCCGCCGATTTTTGCCGTCTGATACAAAAACTCCGAGATGAAACGTGTCTCTTCCGTCAGATACACGTCATCCGCCTTTGTCACGTCCCCCGTGAACGGGTCTTGTGTAAGCCCGAACTTCATGTACGCCTTCATTGTAAGCATTGCTTATACCTCCATTACTTACGCCTGTGGTTAGGCAAGTTGTGCGGATTCCGCTCCGCCCGTATGTTCTTGAACCAAATCATCGACAAGCCTTGACGGCAATCCGTCCGGATACTCCGCCTTTATCCTTGCGATGAAACCGTCCGGGATATATCCCGCGCGCGCCTTGAAGCGTTTCGCCGCCTCCACCGCGCTGATGAATATGTCATGGACCTCGACCGTGTCCGAAGCGACTTCAATCTGCCTTCCCGTCGTCGCATGGGCGAACGGATCTGTCGCATGGATAAGGCTGTGCGTCTTGAAGCCCTCGCCGCCGGTGGCTTTCGAAAACGGCGTTTTGTCGTCCGCTCCAGCAAGGGCGATGGTCTCAAGCTCCTTGACGTTCTTCTCCCGTATTGTGTCCGGAGGACTTTGGTAGTCCTTCCCGAACACCGGCGCGCTCATGTCAAAGCCTACGTCCCCGTATTCAATCGGCTCTACCTCAAACGCCTCGATGTCGCCCGAATCGTTCTTGTAGCTGACCCGCACAGCGTCAGCCGTGACAAGAAGCGGCTGGACGTTCACGGTCATGCCTACCATGATGCCCGGAAGCGAGCGCAGGCTGTAGCGTAGCGAACTTTTTACGTTCGGATGGACGATACTGATCGCCAAATCTCCTCCGACCGTCCGCACCTGAACGCCCGTCGTGAATATCTGGCGGCAGATTTCAGCCGGCGGAAGCTCTTTCAATTGCGCCTCTTCTATCCTGTTCCAGAGTTCAAGGCGGCTTCCTATCTTTTTCCCGCCACGGCTAAGTCGGGTGTCTCGCTCCTCAAGCCTGTTCGCGTTGAAGGCGGCGCACCACCGCTCAACCGCTTCGTTCAGCTCGTCGACCGAATGCACCGGCTCAAGCTTCAGAAGGCATTCAAACTGTGTTTCTACAATGTCGTTAGCCTTTTCGACCTGCCCCTTCGCCCGGGGATTTCCCGGCATATGTGGCTTTGTTTCAACACGCAGTGCCGTAAGAGCCGCCGTTACCGGTCTTGAGACGTTCGCTGAGCCGCAGTCCCAAATCAGGAGTTCCGGAAGTCCATGAAAGTTATACAGCGGGTCGCTCTTTTTGCCCCATGCGTACAGCAGGAAGTCGTACATATTTGCCGCCGTCTCTCCCGCCGCCGCATAGTAACGAACGCAGATGGAACTGGAATAGTGGTCAGTCAGAACGTACCGCCAGCACTTGAGCTGTTCGCGCCCTTCAAGAAAGGGCTTATTCTTGTACACCTCATCGTCCCGCAGGATGTGCTGACCGCCGTCCGGCGCAAAGTACAGAAGCGCGACCGACGGGTCTGCGAAATGCACTTGGTTCGGATATTCAGTCCGCATACGCTGGTGCGGCGACGGCTTTGCCGTCGCTTCCGTTGAAAGCGTCGCCTCCTTCAAAAGCTGTTTCAGACGGCTGTTGGAGATTTGCACCGTAAAGCCGTTTTCAATCAGAATCGCGCGGGCGATCTCCACGCTCATCGTCTTCTTGCCGTTCTTACGGACGCTGTTCTGCAAAAGCGAGGCGGCAAGTTTCAGCGTCTTCTCGTCGATCCCAGCCGTCCCGGCGTCCGTGCGCCTCTTGCGCCCGCTTTGCCAGCCGGCTTCTTTCAGGACGGCGTAGGCTTTGGCGGCGGAAAACGCGAACATCCGGCGCATCTCGGCGATGACCGCGCTCCGCTCGCCTGCGTTCCGAGCCGCTTCCATCTGTCTTACGAATGCCTCATACATCATTCAGCCTCCGCCGCGACCTGCTTCGCCCGCGCAGGTCTTATGTTCTCGGTCATCTCCTTGAGTTCTTCGGCTATGTCGAAAATGCTTGCAAGGAAGTTCTCGGGTTTTTCGAACACAAGCCAGTCGTCAAGCTGTCCGACCGTAACGCCTTCGACCTTCTGCGCCTTTTGGATGAGCTCTTCAAGCCGCTCGAGTTCGTATGACACAACCCCTATTTGCTTGAAGAGGTCTTTTTTCATGTCGTCGAGGCTTGCCTGCGCAAGTTGTTCCTTTGTCGGCGGCTCCCTGTAGCGCAGTTCCGCCTCAAGCTCGTTGAGCTTCTTCTCTTTTTGGCTTATTGCCGCTTCCTGCGCTTCCCGTTCTTCCTTGCGCTTTTTCTTTTCCGCGCGAAGGGCTGAACGCAATTCGCGGACGGTCATGCGCTCAACGTCGTCAAGCGTGCCGACTCCCTTGAGGTTGCCCCCGTCTTCAAGCGTCTTTATGCTGTCGTCGTCAAGCACGGTAAGCGCACGGATTTTTTCACTGCTCAAATGCGCAGACGTCTGCGGATTTGAGAACTTTTGCGCCGCCGCCATTGCGTACTGCGCAGACCGCTCCGCAAGTCCCAGCTCCTCGACAGCCGTCAAGAATTGCCCGTGCGCTTCGTGCGCCTTCAGCAGGATTATCTGCTTGCCCAGTTCAATCAGCGAGCCTGCCGCCTGAGCTTGGTAAAACCGCGCCCGCTCCATCACAACGTGCAGGTTGTACGACTCTCCCTCCGGCAGATACGCCTTGTCTATTTCCGCTACGGTCTTTGCGTTTTCATGCTGTCTCTGAACCGCCAAATCCATCGCCCGCACGTCCTCGCTTGCAGGAACTTTCTTTTTCCGTCCGCGAGTCTCTTTGCGCTCTTCTCCGGCTTCAACGTTCGCGTTTGCCCCAACAAATTCCGTTGCGTTTATATCTTCAGCTTCCATCTTTCTCCCCCTCACTGCATTTCGGAAGCGTACCGCGCCTCGTCCGCCGTCAACGACAGTTTTGCGGTCCGGTAGCTTTTCATTATCTGCCCGGAAATTCCCCCGAACTCAGGCGACAAACGGAGACGCCCTTTTTCGTTCCGGGTTATGAACTCGTATCTCTCGAACACCGCCATGTCCCGGCAGATGTTCGATTCCGACGTTCCGACAAGGGCGGCAAGCTCCTTGTTGCTCAGCCCTTCGTAGTGGTTTGCGGCGAGAGCCTTGACTTCCGCAAAGAGCCGCTCTTGGCTCGTTATTTTTTCCGTCTCCATCTTTTCACCCCCATCTTCAACGCCTCGTCCATGAGCGCAAGACCCATGCGCCTTATAAAGTTGGCTTTTACAATCTCGCCGAACTTCTTTACCTTCAAGCCCGACCTGTAGATAAATCCCATCACCCCGGACGCTCCTTAAAGGCTCGCCACGTCAAGCGGAATCTGCTTGTAGCTTCCGTCATCCATACGTTCATAAAAACGCATGTACGTCTTGGAACTTGCCACCTGCATGCTCTCGGTGATTGCTTCCATCGCCTTTTTCCATGTAGCGTCCTTTATTTCAAGGCGGCGAAGCCCCAATACTCGGCTTGTGCTTACAAGCCCGCTCTTTCCCACGTTGAAAGCGTCGTCCACAATCGCCTTCAGGTTTTCGTTCGCGCCTTCGCTCCAGCTTGCGATGCACTTGTCAATCAACTGCTTGGCGATCTGGAGCTTCTCGTTGAACTGGATTGTGTCGTTGACCGCCACGATAACCTTGTACTTGCCGTCGTAGCTTGCGAGCGTGACGCTCCCTTTCTTGCCGCCGAACTTCCGTGCGCCGGAGTCTTTTGCGGACTCCGAAAGAAAGTCCTGCACGCATATCCATATCCTGCGCTTGAAATCCGAAAGCCGGTCGCGCTCGGCGAATGTCTCTTTCATGATTGAAAGCACCGCCTCATGCCGCTTCATGTCGATGTCCTTGATGATTGACACCGGAACTTTGCGCCCCTGCGCGTCTTCCAAATACTCTTTACTCATTGTTTTCCTCCTTAACTAGTTGCGAAGTAATACCACCTGCAAATCTTTTGCAGTGATTTTCACTAAATCCGAATGCTGAAATTGTCCGTTCAACACACTCCTGCCGACTTCATTTATACGCTCTTTTGCGTGTTCATAATTATCAGCCTTGAATGTCATAGGAATTTTTATGCAAATCTCACAGCCATATTGATTCATCTTGCTTCCCCTGTTTGATAAATTCCAAAATCACTCCCTTCATTGCCGTCTTCGATTCTCCCGTCTTCTCTGCAAGGTCTTCTGCCACTTCCGTAACAATGGTTTTAATTCCCATAAGAATCTCCCCGCCGCTCCCTTTGACCTGTACACGAGATTTGCCCCCTCCGTGCCGCTCCCACGTTATTCTTGCATTCTCTCTCATCTTCCGTCCCCCTGTTTGATGACCCTGCGGATTGCCGATTCCGAGCGTCCGAGGTATGCCGCTATTGCGGCGCATGGTTTGTTGGAATCGGCAAGGGCGAGAATCTGCGCTTTTTCGCCTGCCGTGAGCGGCGTGTTCTTTTTATCCAGCCGGTCGCGGAGTTTGATGTTTTCCCGCAAAAGCCGGTTCTCGCGGGAAAGATAGGCGCGTTCCGTGGTCAAAAACTTGAGGCTCCGCTCGCTCCGCTTCAAGAGGTCTTGAAGCTCCTCAAAGCCTTGCGCTCCGCTAACCGAATAGCCGCCCGTCTTATGGATTGACGGAAGCACCTCCTCGTATATCCACGCTTCAAAGCGGACTGCGGCGGGAAGTTTTGAGCCGCTTATAAGGCGGTATACGTCGGGAAGGCTGATGATTCTGATTTCCTGCATACGTCCGAGCCGGTCAACGATGGGGTAGAATTTTGCTACCCCACGGCAATGATATTTCATTGCGTCCGTCTCATTCTTATAGCCCAAGATTGCGCAGACATCTTTTCCCGCCCACCAGCGTGTGCCGTCTATGACCATCGTCCGGCACGGCGTGTTCTCAAAATGAAGGTTGACGATCTCGTTCATACCACGTTCTCCTTTGTCGCGCGGCGCGCTGCGGAAATAACAGCGTCCCAGTCGGGAAGCCCCAACGTGTCGGCTACCGTCTGCCGGATACGCGCGCTGGTCATGCGTCCGTGGATGACCGCCCACACGGAGTTGTCTCTGACTCCGATTTTCTCAGCCAAATCCGTGAACGTTACGTTGATGAGGGAAAGTTGATACTGAATCCAGCCGCCATAGGTATGCCCTTCCGTGCGATTTTTCGGCTTGCTGATTTTGTGTTTTTGGTTTACCATAAAACCGTCCTTGCCTGACTTACAGGCTTTTTATTTTTGTGAAGCGAACAAACTTTCTTAGTTTTTCGCTTTTCTTTTGCCGGCTAAAGGTTGGGTGTCCGTTAGTCGATATGTATTAGTATAATACAATATGATTAAATGTCAAGGTTATTTGTATTAAAAAGAGGTTTACTTGGAAGATTTAGCACGAAGTTTAAGACAATTTCGCTTAAATAGTGGATTGTCTCAATCTGAAATAGCTGAAAAATTACAAATTCCGCAAACTACATGGTCAGGTTATGAACGTGGGCGGTCGAATCCAACCGTTGGTGTTGTTATTGCGTTAGAAAAAATGGGCTTTAACTATAAGAATCCTGCCATTGGAGCGGCGACGCAAATTGATAAGATAACCAAGCAGGCTCAAGAGCAGGTTGCAAGTGGAATTCAGACAACCGAAGAGCATGCCGAATATACGGTGTTCCGGTATAACAAGCCCGTTCCCCGGTCCGTTTCCGCAAACAATGTGGACGACCCGTCGGCGATGGTCATGCTTCCGTTTTACAATCAAAAAGCGTCCGCAGGACCGGGCGAAGAGGCGACACAGCTCGGCGAAATCCACTCGTTCATGCCCATCGCTCTTGAGTTGCTTAAAGGTGCGAACCCTGCCACATGCGGCATAATCCAAGTCAAAGGCGACAGCATGAACGACATAGGTCTGCATACGGGAGACTATGCCATATTCAACACGCAGGATATCGATGGAGACGGAATATACGTCATAACAATCAACGGCGTAACCCGAATCAAACGGCTTGAAAACCGCCTGATAGACAAGAAAATCGTCATATCAAGCGAGAACGCCAAACGGTATCCCAATCCGGAAGTGCTTACCTATGAGCAGGCGACGGAAATGCTTACCATTCACGGTCGGGTCATCGGCTGGATGCATAGATATAGTTATTAATAAATTTCTTAATATAAGGAGTAAGAAGAATGAAGTTTTTAGTATTGCTTGGAATTGGAATACTTTTAGTCGGTCGCGGAATCTATGTAACTGTGAGTATAAACAGCGGTTCGGACAAATTCAAAGGGCAGGGGTTGGCGGCTCGTGTTTTGATTTATATCGGAGTTGCTTGCATGTCAATTGCTCCGGTATGGTATTTATTTTCTGACGAACCGGCAAAGGAAACGGTACAAGAACCCCGTCATTTGAGCTGGACGCTTGTAAGCCCGAACGCAGAAAATATTGATGCAGAAGTTTTGAAAAATGCCATTATCATCTTTCAGAATAACTGTGAGGGACTACAAAAGTATTCCAACGCCGTAGAAAAACTGGAAGCGCAGGTTGTTACATACAGCAAAGGCGCAAACCCCTCGTACACTGAGGAAAGATACGGCTGGCTTACGGAACTCGTACTCACTATTTCGATAAAAAAAGATGCAAAACTGCCAACGGCTTTACGAATGCTCCCCGGCGTAACTTTATATTATTATCTTGGCGCAGGGCATTCGCCCGGAATGGTAATGATGAAAGACGAATCGGCTTTATTTTACGGAATACCTGAAACTCAAATCAAGAGGGGACAAAACACGTTTATACAGGATGATGCATATGCGATTGTTGACTCTATACCAATTTCAAAATAGGTGATTTTCAAGATTCTCAAAAAATAAATATTTTTTATTTGAAAAGTGTTGACACAATTCAAATAATGTATTATATTATAACCATGAGGCAGGAACAAAGCCTCGGATGAAATCAAATCACTACTTATAGGGGTAAAAAAATGAAATTCTTTGTAAACTTCAGCAATTTGGACAGCAAAGGCTACATGACAGGAATCGTAGGGATGGTCTCCCACGATTACGGAGAAACACAGAGCGAAGATTCTGCGCTGACCTTTGAAACAAGGAAAGAAGCGGAAGAATGGTGCAGGAACGCCGAAAAATACGGCTGGAACACCCATTCCGTGGAATTCAAGGTTTGGGGCTACGACGAGTAGCCGTCGAGCCAAGGATAAAAATCTAAAAGAGAGCCGTTCCGATGGCTCTCTTTATTTTTGAGGACAAAACTTATGGAAAAGAAAGGCAACAGGGGCGGCGCCCGTCCCGGAGCGGGGAGACCTGCGATATATTCTAAACGAGTTCAAATCCGGCTGACCCCGCAAGAACTGGAAGAAGCCAATAAAAAGGCTGAAGAGCTGAACGTCGCGCTTACAACGTTATGCAAGATAGCCGTTGTGGAGTTTTTGAAAAAAAACTAAAAAAATCGCTTTTTTTTATTGAAAAGTGTTGACATAAATCAATTGATATGCTATATTATAACCATGAGGCAGGGACAAAGCCTCGGCAAGAAATCAAATCACTACTTATAGGGGTAAAAAAATGAAAAGATTGACAGTTTGTTTCAGATTCAACGGAAAGAGTTTTGCGACCAACAGCGGAAGCCGCACGATGCCTGATGCGTTGCAATCCAAAAGTTTTGCAAAACTGGCAAGAATCGAAGGGTTCGAGCCATTCGTTACGACGAGCGAAAAAGCAAAGGCGTTGACCGAATGCAATTGCTTCAAAAAACGAGGCGGCTGGGACATGCAGGTGTTGGAAGCGGTCCTTGAAGGAGCGATTTAATTTTACAAAAGCCAGCCGATAATTTTCGGCTGTTTTTTTCTTCGGCTATTGATTTTTGGAAAAATCCATACTAGAATGAAACCAAGTTGCGACCCTTATACGGTTGTGATTTGATTTCTTTTGGAGCGGACGCAAGTTCGCTCCTTTTTAATTCCTCAGCGGCAACGCCCACGGAAGGACGAGCAACGCCAGCACCGCTCCGAGCCAAACAAGAACAAGCAGCGCATTCGCAAGGACTTCGCGGGCGTCGCCGTCGGAAACTCGCACGCTTCCGCCGGACGCAAGCATAATACCTACCACAAAGCAGACAATCCGCATGACGATTTCAAGCGTTCTCATTTCGGCTCATCCTGCCAAAGAATCTCTTTCGGAAAGCCCTGCTGTTTTGGAATGTCGCGTAAGCCCTGCACATATCCTAACGCCGCCTTGTACCAGTCGTCCGTGTCATCGGTCTTAATTCCGAGCGTCTTTTGCTGGTTGTAGCGTTCAATCCGCCATTGAATCGCATTGATACGCGCATCCCGCTTTTGCCGCGCTTCTTTGGCAAGGTCATCATCGGACGGGGGCGGCGGGTCTTGCAAAGTCGGCTTTGCGCCCTTGTGGAAGACGATGACCTTGCCCTCTGCCTGCGCATCCATCAACGCCATGTGCTCCTCGTCGGTCAGCTCCACAACGTCTTTCAGCCCGTCCCTCTCAAGGTAAAAGCCGTAGTCTTTCCCATCCTTTGTCCCGGCAAAAATCATACCGTCTCCTCCCAGTTGAAAAGAGTTTCCGGCAATTCCTTGATGGGGATTCCGAGAGCCGTCGCCGTCCTTATCTCGTGGGCGACACCCGAGCTGTCCTCCCATCCGGGAATGAGAAAA